TACTGTTTGTTAATCAGCCTTTTTTTCACATTCTTGCGAACATAGTGCCCACCGTGACCATCTGGATTCGGTTGATACACACTTCGCTCAACAAAATAGTACCAACCAAAGATCTGTTCACCCCAAAGTTTGAAGCTATCCAATAGGCTAAGGTCAGAGCCATCTGTCAAGGTAAGCTCAGATTCGCAATAAGCGATCCATCCCTCAACAGCTTGGTCATCATAGTACACACCCGGATTAGCGATGAGATCATCAATACGGTTCATTTCCATAGAGATCTCTTTACAAACCGGAATCTCCCCTCGAATCACGGCATCACGAAACATGCCATAATACTTGGGAACGGCAGTGTTTGATAATGCCATAAGTACCTCCTTAGCCAGCTTTCTTAGCCATACCGTTTACAATTTCTTTGATCTTGCCGTAGTTATTGTAAATGGTTAAGGCGGTCGAAGTAGCGGTTGCAATTGTTCCGGCAACTTTCAGAGTTTTTGATACATATTCCTTTCCACGATTCACATCAGTCGAAGACAATTGACTGTACTGTTTCTCCATCTGAAGACGATTCAGTCGGTTACGAAGCTCTACATCACTCATAGACTTAACGCTCTTACTGTTATGAGCTTTAGCATAGTCCTCATGAGCAGGAGCATCAGAGTTAGAAGAACTTTCTCTTTTCTTTCCGGCCGCGGTACGAGTGCCATCTTTATTTTGATAGCGCCGGACTCCCCATTTCATGCCGATGATACCGTGATGGGCGAGTGTTGTATTATCCATTTTGAAATCCTCCTCTCATTTTTAATCAGGGTCGACTGTCACATTGATACGCCACTCAAGCTCGCTGATTTGTCGGTTGATTGCTTCCATAACAGCCGAACTCAACGGCGGGTCGAACGCCAGTCTTACCTTCAGGTAGATAAAGGTTTTTACAAATTCAAGACGAGGATCATCGTATAGAAATTCAGACCAGGTCTTACTTGCATCTTCGATACGGAATCCTTCTTCAGGACCAACACCGAGCTGCGTCAAGACCGAAAATGCCGAATTGATGTACATAACGATGTCCGGGTCAAAGTGCTCATACTCTTCAGCAATTCCGAGCAGCTTTTTAATCGATGTCAGTATACTGTCCATATCGTTTTCTCCTTACTGCCTGACGGCTACAAACTTCTTCATGCAGAATCCTTCGATACCGGTAGCAGTACAGACAGCGTACCAATCATCATTGGAATCGCCCATGTCAATTTCCAATTCGTCAAGGCATGTCACAACCGTTACTACTCTGGAATCCTTACTCGGCTTTTCACGAATGTTCAGCTTCAGGCAATCAGTAACAACACCGATCACATTCCGAGCCGCATCTTCGCAAAGCCCAACTTCCTGCTCCTTGATGTTTTCGGTCTGTTCATCAAGAACGGAATTTTCATAGATTTTATTTTCCATTGGGTGTTTCTCCTTTCATTATTTTCGCCAAGGGCATGTATCGTTTTGTGTGCGCTGTACTGGAGGGAGAAGTAACAAATTCTCATCACCATAGTGAATAGCATTATGCGTATTCAACTTGGTGCATATTACATTCTCCGGATCGAAGACGCATGGACTCTGATTCAACAGGTCTTCATAAGTGATGGGGTTCAGATGATGAATCAATATTGAGCCAAAGATTTCATAACCCGGTACTCCGAGATCACAACCTTCATCACGAATGATAATTTCATCTCTGAATCTTAACCACTTGTCTGAATGATAGAACTCTTGGTTCAGCCAGCGCTTAAAACCGAAAGTCTCTTTCCCAACAGAGCCATCGAGTTTCAAATAGCAAAACCGTTCTTCAAATGTCGGCAGTGTAATTAGTTCGGAATATGTTTTAATACTCATCGTCATCACCGCCTGCACCTGAATATCTCCTAAACGCCTCAAGAGCCTTGTTATACAACTCTTTGGCTTCACTATTGGAATTTAGATTCTTGGTCTTCGCTTCGATAAGCTCTTTCTGCTTCTCCAGAATCTCCTTTTCGATTCGTTCCTTACTGGAACCAAGTTTCAAATAATGCGTTATGACCTGAGAAGAAGCAGTTCCGTCTCTGAGCTGCTTTTCAGCACATTGAACCGCCAAAGAAATCATTAAGTTCTCTTGCGCTTCGAGAGATGTCGGTGGTCTCAATGGGCTATTTGAGTCGGAAGAGCTTGCAGCTTTACCTTTGGGCATTAGCACTGCCTCCTCTCTTAAAAATTTGGTGCGGATAACAGGAGTTGAACCTGCACGGAGTTACCTCCAATAAATTCTGAGTCTATTGCGTCTGCCAGTTCCGCCATATCCGCATACTTGTGCTGCACTTTCTGTCCAAACTGATACTCTTTTAGGTGAGAATAGGTGCAGTATTTGAAAGAACTTACAGAGCTGAATTTCCACCAATCACCGAAAGGAGAAAAGAAACATGAAAGGAGATGTTCACACTTTATGGAAAATGCTTCAACCCTGTAAGCTCGTTCAAATACTGCACCCGAGGGGGTAAGTCCCATTCCAAAAATATCCCTCCGGAGATTTTTTTAAGACCACCGCGATGAGGTAGGGGGTGCGATTTTGGAGACCCCCTCCCCATGCCTTTAAGCCCTGCGGCAGCAGTGCAGATCAAGTGATAATTTGTTTGTATTGACTTCAAATTCAAATATTTTCAGAAAAGAAAACAAAAATTTTATTCAAAGAGCATTAGACCTCAACCTATAGTTCAAGCCTTATCTGCTTTTGTTGTCTTCGTTCTCTTCACTTTCTTGTAAATGTTCATGAAGTCATAACGAATGATCTCGTCAATTGCTCTTTCAATCTCTTGATTGTTTTCTTCTTCAGAGAATTGGTCAGAAGTGTGAGCAATTCGATCGAGATAAGCGCAAGTGTTGTAACCCTTTTCCACATCAAACAGGAACCAATCGGAGAACTGTTCAAATGGATTGTAAGGGTTGTCAAATGTGGTAAGGGCACAAGAACCATTCATGCCAGTCACTCCTTTCAATTCAAGTAATTTGACACTGTGCTTGTAGAAATGCCAAGAGCTTCAGCAATTTCTGATGTACTGTAGCCAGAAGCATTCATCGAAGCAATCTTATTCTGCTTTGCAGTGCTGAGAGTAGTTGTTGCTCTCGGTGTTGCGCGCTGTCTAAGACTGTCAATGTCCACATTGTCAATGATTTGGGTAAGCTTATTCTCACTGATAGCACCAGCCTGAATTGCTTCCCATTCACGGTCTGTGATCTTGATGGTCTCTCGCTTTGCACCAACAGAGGCACGAGCTTGAGTAAGTGCCTGCTGGCTTGCTTTCTTGAGTTCGCCCTTTGTCATATCCGGGTTGTCCTGTTTTTTAGCAGCTACTACCGCATTAGCCATAGTCTGAGCCTGTCTTTCTCTTGGCGCATTCTTCAAAGCTACATTAAGCTTAGCATTCAAAGAGTCAACTTCAGCTTGATAGGCCTCTTTTGCAGTGGCGGAGTAGGGTACTTTTCCGGTGGAGAGGATCTCAAGACGAGCCTGATTACCCAGGGCTTTCATCTTATTGGCATAGCTTGCATAAGCGCGCTCCACGGGGGTATCAGCTTCAGAGACCAGGGTATAGGCATCCTTTGCTTCAGCCATCTTAGTGCTCGGCTGCGTACGCTCTTTGACTTTACCAGTCCGCTTGTCGACATAAACAGGGTCATCTACATCTTTCCATATGTATTCGCCTGTCTTTTCGTCGATTTTGGGACTGCCTTGTCTCTTGGTGACCGAAGTTTCAGATTTAGCACGGGAAATCAGAGTTGAAGCGCCCTCATGGTATCTTCCATCCTCATCAACCGTGCCTTGATACTTCTTTTTCAAAGAGCTGATGCCATTGTCAATCTCGCTCTGTTTATAGTCCAGCTTGTGCTTTTCAGCATCAATAACCACCATGCTATGGCGAACCGCTCTTGCAAGTTCATCCTGTGTGGCACCCTTCAAAGTCATGTCAGTAATCAGATTAGAAATGACACCCATCTCTTTCTGTGTGTTCTTCATAGGCTTGA